AGCAAATCGGGAGCCAATATCAAGAGATACCATTGCAAGGATGTCAGCATTTAGAAGACATCAACAAAGCGAAGATACACCATACGGAAAGGGTTGTGGGAAATTGATGTGGGATGCTTGGGGTGGTGATGAAGTTATTGAATGGGCAGAACGTAAGTTGAAGCAAATAGATTTTGCAGAAGGTGTATTGCATTATTTAGAAGATGGTACACTTTGGAATGGTGCAACCCATAAGGATGCAAATGGTAGATTGATGACCGGTGCAACGCATACTAATGATAGCCAATATCTTTACCACAAAGAAGATTTACCATAGTAAATTCAAGTAGATGCAAACTAAACCTAAAAGCGAAACAACGGTACAAAGTATAGATACCATAATGGTATTGCTTGAGATACTTCGTGAGATGGATGAAATTGATATGCTCGGTAATTCATTATCAATGAAAATAAAGGTCATCAATAAAATAGATAGTTTATTAGATAATATATGATTGAAAAAGTAAGTATAAAAGCCATTAAGGCAAATCCGAACAACCCAAGAGTTATTCGTGATGACAAGTTTAAGAAGTTGGTTAGGTCAATCAACGAGTTTCCCGAAATGCTGGAGTTAAGACCAATCGTTGTAAACGATGACATGATTGTACTTGGTGGCAATATGAGATTGAAGGCGTGTAAAGAAGCTGGATTGAATGAGGTTGCAATTATTAAGGCATCTAATTTAAGTGAAGCACAACAAAAGGAATTTATTATCAAAGATAACGTAGGTTTTGGGGAATGGGATTGGGATATATTGGCTAATGAATACGATACCGATGAGTTGAATAGTTGGGGTTTAGACCTTTGGAAAGCACCAGTTGAAGTTGATTACTCCATACTTGATGAAGATGAAGATGTTGAACAACTTCTTGAAGACCTTTCCAGTGGTGTAAAGAAAGCAATTCAAATTGAGTTTGAAGCAGAGCATTATGAAGAAGCTCAACAGTTAGTAAAGTTTTGGAGAGATAAGAAACTTTATATAGGTGGCTTTATTATGGAGAAGCTAAAAGCAGAAAAGGATAAATTATGATTGATTTAGTTTATGTGGTTAAATCGCATCAAAGGGTTGATAGATTTTATGATAAAACTTATTCTAAAATAATATTAAAATATGGTTTTGAATTATCTAAAGTTTACGTTTTTGTAAGTCTTGATGATGATTTGCAATTATATAAAGCAAAATATCCAGAAATGAATATTATTAAAGCACCCAAAGGCGTTGCTGCAGTAGATAATTTTATTACCAATTTTTTTGCAGAAAACCAAAAAATCATTTATATGAATGATGATGTAACTGGTATAGTAGAATTAGTAAATAAAAAATTTGTTGAAGTTTCTAAAGAAAAATTGAATGCAATAATTTATTCAATGTTTCACAAAATGGAAATTAATAAAATTACTTATGGGGGTTTTTATCCAGTCGCGAATACTTTGTTTATGAGTGGTAAAAAAATGACTTATAATTTGTGCTTAATTATGGACCCTTTTAGTTTAGTCATTAATAATAAAAAAATCAATATTACAGTTTCAGATAAATCTGATTTTGAAAAAAGTATTCAACACTTTGCAAATCAAGGAGCATTGATAAGGTATAACCATCTGGCTTTAAAAGTTGAATATTACGGTAAGGTTGGTGGCTTTCAAGGAAGGAATGCAGAAACAGAATTACAAACTGCTAAAATAATGAAATTAAAATATCCTAATTATATTACTGGAATAAATGTAAAAAATGAAGGAAAAACAAGTTTGAAATTAAAAAAAATAGAACCTTTTATAAAAATACGATGAAATCAATACAATTAACAAAAATAGAACACAATGTAAAAATTGGTGATGTTTGCGATTATATTGAGCCAAATATTACAGAGGATTGTATTTTTTATGCAGATGGTGAGCCTATTGGTTTTTATATGACAAAGATGCCAGAAAAGATGTGCAAGTTAGCTGATTTAGCTAATATGGAATTATTATCTAAAAATGTACCAAAGGCAGAAATGCAAAGGCCAAAGATGCTTGGTTTTGATGAAAATGGCAAAGGTATAGTTGATAGAAGCATAAAGCAATTTAGTACAATATTAGGAGGTGTTCCACCAAAGCCACATATGAGAAGGCCATATCCCACTATTAGTAGTGTTCATTCTGTAAAAACTGCTCAAACATTCATAAAGGCAATGTTGCTATTGGCAAAAGAAAGTGAGCAGTTGATTAATGAAATACTACCGAGCCAATATGAACATCAAGTTGAATTGTTTAAAGATGTACCAGATAAATGGAAGTTTGCAAACTTATTTACCAGTTCAATTTCAAATTTTAATATATCTGCACCATTCCATCGGGATACTGGTAATATTCAAGGTGCAGTAAATGTAATAATCTGCAAAAAAAATAATTCAAAAGGTGGTGATTTACATATTCCAGATTATAACGCAACAGTTGGACAAGTAGATAATTCAATTTTAGTTTACCCAGCTTGGAGAAATGTACACGGCGTTACACCTATTATACCTACTTTTGAAGGTGGTTATAGAAACTCACTGGTATTTTATCCATTAAAAGCTTTCAAGGGTTTAGAATAGTGAAGAAGCACACTAAATTATATCTCAAATTTTTTGGCTTTGATGAAAGCGATTTTATACCATGCGAGATATGTGGGGGTTTGGCAGTAGACATACATCACATAGAAGCAAGAGGAATGGGTGGCACAAAGATAGCCGATACCATTGATAACCTTATGGCATTGTGTAGGGAACATCACATGGAGTTTGGCGATAAAAAACAACATAAAGATTATTTAAAAAACATGCACGATTTCTATATTCAATTACGCAAATTCGGAAAGTTATAATGGCAAAGAAAGGAACAAGCAACTCGGTTAAAATGGCTTCATTTGGCAAACGTAAAGTGGGCAAAGCAAAGAAGCACAAGAACAAACGAGAGGATGCCAAAAAATATAGAGGTCAAGGTAGATAAACAGAATAATAACAGAATGAGCAAAGAGCATTTAATACCATTTAAAAAAGGACAATCCGGAAACCCAAATGGTAGACCGAGAAAGTATGTATCGGAGTTACGTTCACAAGGTTATAAGTTGGCAGAAGTAAACGATGCAATCCAAGTATTGATGTCAATGACTATTGATGAATTGAAAGAGGTTTATACAAACCCAAAGGCAACGGTGCTTGAGAAAACCATTGCAAGTGCAATACGCAAGTCAATAGAGAAAGGTAGTTTGTATTCAATAGAAACTTTATTAACTCGTGTTTATGGCAAACCAAAAGAACAAATGGACTTGAATGCTTCGGGTGGTATGGAGATAAAGGTCGTATATAGCAATGGAAGTAACGATAGAACTGAATAACCCACATGAGGGGCAACGTGCAGTTTTAGAAAGCGATGCAAGGTTTAAGGTTTTAATGTGTGGAAGGCGTTGGGGAAAATCATTAATAAGTAAGAACATATCCATTACGGAAGCATTAGCTGGTAGGATTACGGGTTATGTTACACCAACATATCATTTGGCAAAAGTATTCTTTGGCGATATTGCAAAGATTATACCGAGTGAAATAGCAGAAGCAAACAAATCGGATTTAACTTTTAAATTTGTAACCGGTGGCGAGATACGTTTCTTTACTGGCGAAAGGTTAGATAACTTTCGTGGTTTACGTTTACACAATGTTATCATTGATGAGGCAGCATATATACCACATTTGCAAGATGCTTGGAACAATGCAATAAGACCAACGCTAACCGATTTCGAGGGCAAGGCGTTATTTATATCAACACCAAGAGGCAAAGATTTTTTTTATAACTTATATTTACGCAATTCGGGAGATTGGCAATCCTTTAAATACACAACCTATGACAACCCATTTATTAAGGTTAGTGAGATTGACGATGCTAAAAGTTCGTTACCAATTTCAGCGTTTGAGCAAGAGTTTATGGCAAATCCATCGGAGAACGCAGCCAATCCGTTTGGCATTGATTTTATTAGGCAAAACATTCAAACGCTATCCAGTAACAACCTTATTTGCTACGGCATTGACCTTGCTAAATCTTATGATTATACTGTTGTATGTGGGTTGGATATTAATGGCGCAGTTTGTAGCCTTGATAGGTTTCAGTCTGATTGGAATGCTACGAAAGCCAAAATACGAGGATTAGGCAATGTTCCAAAATTGATTGATGCTACCGGTGTAGGCGACCCGATTGTAGAAGAGTTACAACGTGAAGATTATTTAATTGAGGGATTTAAGTTTACAAGCACGAGCAAACAACAATTAATGGAGGGATTGGTTACATCAATCCAACAAGGCAAAGTTAAATATCCCGATGGAATATTAGTAGATGAGTTGAGTATCTTTGAATATGTTTATACTGCGAATGGGGTTAAGTATTCAGCACCAAGTGGAATGCATGATGACTGCGTTTGTGCGTTGGCA